AATATTATCTCTTTTCAGCCACTATGTGTTTCATTGTGGGCTATTATTTCATCCATTGCGTCCAAAAAATCTTGCCCTGTGGAGTAGACAGTGTATCCCTTGTCTGTGAAAGTATTTCCACATTCAGGACATCCATAGATAATCCCGCAGAATACATCATCATATTTGACAGTGTTCATATTATGACAATCTGGACATTCTTTTTTTACTTGACTAATATCCATATACAATCCTTTTACTGCTCGAACACTCCGCCCCCACTCCCAACCGAACGATTACCATTGTCGAAGCTATCATACGCTCACTCTTTCGCTAGTAAACTTTTCAAAGATTACAGGCATTACATCATAAGCGGGAGAGTATTCATCTCTTTCCCGACTTGTAAACATCACCCTTCCAAAATATGTAATCCCTTTGTAAAAGTGAAATTCTTCTGCATCTAGGTCATATCGTCTGATAGCGTACACTATATATCCTTCATAAAAGAATGGATAAAAATAATCTCTCTTTGCACTTCGATTAGGCGCACCGCAAGAAGCACATGCTTCGTCAACTTCTTTCCAAGATTTACCACAGTAACAACATTTGGTCATATTTACCTGCTTCCATGCATGGGTATCGTAGAGGCGGGATGTGGGGGCGGAAGTGTTTTAGTGTTCATAATAATAATCTTCTAAAATATTTGCATCTTACTTGCCAATACTGTCCACTTAGCAATCGCTAGTCCCATGACGATATCGTCATGTCCTTCACCATCCGCAGCCAATCTCCATATTCCACTTGGTAACTGCTTACTAACAAATATCTTCATCTGATGTCTAACCAGTGGATTGTCTAAAAGTTTCCATCTGTTTGTATGAATTGCTTCGTATAAATCAGAACATATGTCCGCTTTAGTTTCATTGGTTGTATTGAATGGGATAACATCTAATTCATCATTTACCAATTCTTCAAAGTTTACCGAACCAATACTATTCATTTCAACACCTGCCTTTGGTTTCTTTATCGTCACGATATTTCCATCGCATTTAGGACACTTCTTGTATATCATTCCGTCATTGCCCAGGATGCCAATTATCAAATGTCCATTTGTGCAAACAATATGTGACCATTTTGTAAGTAAAGTACTTTTTACTCGTTTTCTCTGCTCCTTCCATGCCAATTTGTTGATGTGCAATAAATCAGACATTACCTTATCAGTTGCATTCAAAACAGGCATGTCGGTAAAGTCACTCGATTGACCCCAGTCCAAGCCGGCGAAATATTCGTGTTCTGGATTGTACTTCGCATTATCAGGAGCGGTAAATATTGATTCAATTGTATCCGCATCTATTCCAGTAAAGAAATAACTATTACCACTGGTCAAGAAACAAGTTATTGGATCTTCTGGATATTCCTGTTCAAATAGTTCTTTTAATTCCTTTTTCTTATTCCGTCTCCATTTGATTTGCTCTGGAGTAAGATTTTGTTTCTCAACTAGTTTCTTTTCTTCATTGGTATATTTTATCTTCTCGTCATCTTTCAACGGTAATTGATAAGCATCATCCCACCACCACGGATAAAAATGCAATGTCCATACACTCTCACCCGATAACGCTTCCATACATAAATCGTAAAAATAACCCTGCGCTCCGTTGGGCGTGCTTTCCAAAATAACATCTGGATTACCACCCTGCATAGCGCCGGCAATAATACTCTCCGCATCTTTCCAGAATGCCACTTCCGAACCATGAAAATCAGTATAGGTATCTCCACGCCCAATGGTTACATTTCCCGCTGTACCAATCGTACACGCTGAATCAAATTCTGGATATGTTGTCAGTGATGCGTTGGCATATTTTCTAGTTGGTTGAATATCTCCCATTTTACAATTCTCGTAAAATCTATCCGCCATTAGTCTAAGTTTAGCCGTAGTATCGGCATCATGTGATAATGTTATGGACGTGGTCGTCCTGGTTACTGAGCGATGAAATAATTCACCTTGAACATAAGATGAAAATCCCAATTGTCGAGCCTTGAGTATCAAGTCCCGTCCAGTACGCTTTGAATGAAAATCTTTCTGCGCTCTGTTCCATCGAAGCGGCACTAATTTCTTGCGCTTGTCAAGAATCTTTAGAAAATGCTCCGCGAATAATTCAGGAGTATTAGCTACCTGAATCGGAGTCAGTTCCATTACCATTTATAAATTCTTTCCATGATATTGATTTGCTATCATCCACTTTTATAATTTGTGGAAGCGGGACTTTACCATAGGCATATTCAAGGAAATCTTTGAACTTATCAGGCTGCGTAGTCATCATAATTCCGATAGCCTGCGCTCTGGTCATTTTCTTTCCGTCCACTGTTATTTCATCTTCAGCGATTTCCTGAAACAGTTTTCTTAATTCATCGAACGCCTTTGGTCTACCGTGTAAATTACGCCTGGCATCAAATCCAGATTTGAATGGTATCCCTGGCACTTTTTTCTTAGGTTGCAGTTTTTTAGCAGTATTACTGCTTTTTTTTCTAGTTGTCATTTATATTTCCTTGCTATCAATGTGCTGTGTTCTTTCCATGTTTTGCCAATTTCATATTTTCTTATGCGCATTATATCACGTTGATTTTTTAGCGTAGCATTCCATCATATTTCCGGGAAATGTATCAGGCTTACCAATGATGAAATTATATAAGTTTTTCAACGGGCGGGCATATGGTTTTCCATATGGAAATGAAAATTCAATGTTTGCAAAATTCAATCGTTGCAGAATATTATCAAGCATTTTATGACCAAACGGTATCCAATTGCGTTTGGCATCAAGAGCGGGCAATGTTCCCCAGCGAATATAACCCAGGCTGTCCGTGTCTGGTGTGGCAAGTATGGCAATACCTATGTTGGATAAATCTCTTGCATGAATTAGCATTTCAACGGGATTATAAATGTGCTGTAAAGTACCTCGAAAAACAACTACATCATATTTATTGTCTGGGAGTTGTCTGTTGGAACCTTGAAACGGGTCATAGCCATAATAACTACAATCAAGATAATTTGCAAACTCTCCCGTACCGCATCCAATATCTAAAATACTTTGTGTATCAGGAAAATAACGAATGATATTTTCCGCATCCTGTTTATATGCAATGGTACGTCGTGGGTCAATTCTTGCATCGAAATATTCAGCTCCGTATAGTTTCAGTTCGTCAATCATACAGCTCCGCAAATTGGCTATCGCCTTCAAAGCTAATTTTTATTCCCCTTTGTTTTGCATGGTAGGAAATCAACTCATGCGCTCCCCTCAAGGACTTGGAAGGTTTTATAACATTGAACTTATCTGCCCATGTGGGATATCCTTCCACGTGCTGAGTTTTATTGTGTCTGTTATACCCATCACATCCGACAAAGATAATATGTTTGAATCCCATCCAAAATGCTAATTGAACACATGGTAAAAGACTTGTTCCATATTTGCTGACCCATTTCAAAGGGGCAGGCGAAAACCAATCTGGTTTCCAGCTACGAATACTGGGAAACTCTTTCACTACAAGCGGATGAGCATCCAAATTGTAATCAATAGCATAATCCTGATTAGCAAATATAATCTCTACTTCCTGCATGGACTTTATGAAATCGAGACGTCGGTCAGAATTCTCGAAATTGATTGAAGTAAGAGTATAAATAGTAGGTCGCCAATTCGTCCTATCATATATACTTCCTATCGCATTACAGGAAAAGGAAAACTTGTCTTGAATACTATCCAAGAAATCCATATCAAGACTGTTTCCAGATCCCACTATGTAGCAATCCATTCCTGAATATCTCCCTTCTCAAAAATATCCAATGCGGTATCACTGGTCAAGTTAATTATTTTTCTTCCTGCTTTTTCGTATTCCAGTTTAGCCATTCGATATGACCGCTCCGACTGTTCCAAGTCTGGATTATTCCACCATTGATTTTTGAAATAATCAGGGTCAAAATGATTAGGGTCATCATGTGTCATTTTATTGGCTAAGTTTGGCTTGCCATCATATTTATATCTATGGTCAATTCCAACAAGTAACACGATCGAGAATCCCATATAAAAAGCCAGCTCCATCGATACAAAGGTAACTGTATAACCCTCATAAATCCAAACATCAGGAGTTTTTGAAAAAGTTCTACCGCCACTTGTCGCCAGTTGAAATCCACTTTTTAGCATGCCCCCACGTACAAATTTCACACTATCAAGAATTTCTATATCGTCTCTGTTTTGTTCGATCACCAACGGATTGACACAGACATAATATTTCGGAATGTACTTGAGATAAACCCTATTACTCCCAAAGGTGGGATATTTGTCTAAAAAGTGATTAGGGACAAACTTGAGACTTGGCCCGTTACCAATGATGATACAAGTCTCCCCGATGTGTTTATCTTTATACTCTTTCAAGTTGTAAATCCTTTTTGAA